GCCTCTCATTCAAAGTATAAAAACTTCAAATAAAAGACTCGTAACACCAGAGAGAATAGGCCAGATTTGGCCTCCTCTCCCAGGAGTGTTGCAGCAAGCTTATACTGAGATGTACCCTGAGGAACATCCCGGAGCCTACCGGTCCATTGGTAAATATAACCAGAAGTTTAGTTATATTTGGGCGACGCCATCACGCGCACCAATTGGTAAAGAAGTGAACTCTACTTCTAAGAAGCAAAAAGAGTCGGTCTTCACAAATGGCGTGAAGAAAGCGGATGCAGCCGTAACTGCCTTTGCCGAGGTAGTTATGATCTACCTTCGAGAGAAACTCGAGGGGGGATCACAAATCCAAGACAAACTTGTCCGCCGTCTTTCACTTGATATTTGTAAAATGTTTTACAAATGTCTTAAATACGCGATGGAAGATTGCATGGAAAAGAGACTCAAAGAAGAGTTTATGCTTTTGCATGCTTTGGCAATGGGCAAGAGGTCGCAACTCTCTTACCATACCATTCAGGGCGCGCTTAAGCAATTCTTAAATAGGATTGCAGCGCGTGCTAATCAAGGTCGAAAAAAGTCAATTTTTTGGATCCGCACCTTCTACGAAACGAAGAGATGCTGGTTAGCTGTATCTGATAAGTTCGAAGAGCAAGCAATGCACGACCACGAGGAGATAATGACTGATAAAGCCATTACCAAGTCTCCGGTCATGTTGAGCGCGCTTCGACGGACTGTACAAATGCTTTTTAAAGGCAGAAGATACAAACCTGGACCTATGACCCCCACATATTCAGCAACGTTTGATATTGCAAAACGCGATGGTGGATCACACCAAAAGCTCTGTTCCGAGCTCGCCGAATTAGGTTATTCTAGACCTTATTTGGGTTTTGCAGCTGACATGGAAAACTTGGAAGACGGACTAGAGACGTATTGTCTCCTTCGCTCATATAATGAGACGAACGCCGTGAAGTACCAGGCCATATCAGAGCCCGGGAAAATCCGAGTGATTACTGCAGGTGAAACACATTTGTATACTGGCTTACGTCGGTTTCAAGGTTTTTTGCTATCAACGTGGTCCGATTTACCTTTTTCCACTTTTTGTGACAACACTGATCTTAGAATACAAAAACGTTTGTATTCCAATTATCCGCTCGCCGAGGATGAATTATTCATCTCTGGTGATTACTCAAGTGCGACTGATGCATTGCATATGGACGCTACTGAGACGGTAATTGATGAGATCTTCAATTGTGTTGAGGGTATTCCGGACCTCCTTAAAGAAAGAATAAAATTTTCTTTTTCTGGAGCTAATATTCACTATCCACGGAGAGAAACTATGCCATGCCCCTGTAAACAAGGACTAGCAGAGCCATGTTCAACACACGGAAACAAGTGTGTGGACACAGAGACTCTCGTCTACGATCGCGTGGTAAAGCAAGTTCGTGGCCAGCTTATGGGTCATCCCTTATCATTCCCTATTCTATGTATTATTAATCTTGCAACTTACGTTGCTACAAAGAATATTTACAGATACGATCAGTTGAAAGATGCTGCATTGTTGGTGAATGGAGATGATATTTTATTTCGAGGAACTGAAGACGACTATGTTCTTTGGCGACTTTGGTGTTCTAAGGTTGGTCTTCGTGTGAACGAATCCAAAACTTATACACATAAGAAGTGGTCATTGATCAATTCAATACTATCGGGACCTGGTTCGAAAGTAGGATACTTTAATCTTGCTTTGGCAACTGGGCACAAAGTGAAAAGTGAACCTGTTCGAACAGTTGGACAGGTACGCAGACTTTGGGATGAACTGGAATGTTTATCTCCGATAGCCACTAAAGTGGGTCGTCGTTATCTCATGAATGGAACTTTGAAAAAGAAGCTCCGGGGATTAAGTCTTTACGACAAGCGAACAAAAAAAACCATATTCACTCCGAATTGGTTTCTTCCCTTTTCAGTTGGAGGCCTTGGCCTCAGTACTGATAGGCCATTTAAGGTCACACAGTCTCAACGAATTATTGGAACTTTTTTCGCACGTAATCCCTCCAAAAAATGGTTGAATGAGAAACTTTCCCATCTTCCCGGTCCCGCAAAAAATGCAATTAGACTGGTCGCAGATAAACTTCTGCCAAGCGTTGAAGCTTGGGTCGATAGTAACGGCAGACCATTCCATGGACCCCTTAACTACCACGATGATTTTGAACATCATGCGGACATATATTTCAAACGTGCACTTAAGTGTACCAAGTTTGATGTATCAGATCCCAAGATATTTGGTGATCGCCCTGATGTTTGTCGCGGTAAGAATCTCTGGCAGATATTCAGCCGTGAGAGGAAAGAGAAGATGATTTCAGTTCGAAAATTAAAGAGATTTGCACCTAGATTCAGAATTCTTGATGTGTTGCGCGCGCGCAACCAAGAGTACTTCTCGCCGAGTATTCCATCGAAAGAAGATATTGAATCTATTGAAACTCTGTATGGCAGGATACAGTTGTCATACAATCGGATTTGCGGCCGCATAACACGTGACACACTATGAACAGGTGTTAACGTTTGAACGGTACCTTGGAGACTAAGCAAAAACAGAAAGTAACTGTTTGGCTTCATCAACAAATCCCCTGTAAATTGTCCTGGAATGACGGTAAACTTAAGCATCCAATTGGTCATTGGAATAAGCCTAGCGAAAGCTCCAAGTGGGTTGAGGAGGTTAAATGAACCAAAGTGGTCCATAGTATTGAATCCCACACCGGTTATTCATCCACGAGGTGAATGTAAAGGTTACCCGGTATAGTCAATTTATTGATTATAATTCAATCTGACCAATGGATAGTCATTGACGGTGAACATTTCCATCTAAATGATAATATTGTCCACGCTAAGAAACTTGCGTTCATAACTACGTAATAACGATTTATGTTTAACGTATAGTTTCAGAATGCCAACAGACTGCACGGTCAACTCCTGTAGTCCTCCTTGATGAACAGTCGCACACGTTTGGCGCGTGTGGTCTCCACCATTAAATAATGCCAAGAAATAGAAAACGAAACAATCGTCGTCGTCGTAATCCTCGACGTTATGCAATCCCTCAAATGCAGGGCGCACCTGCGGGCACATCTCAGGACCTTCAACAGTTCACCCGGTTTTATCCAGGTTCTGATAGAAGTTCTTTGAAAATGCACACGTGTGTGCCTGTATTCGAGATTGCTCGAACAACCACCGCTACATATGCAGGCGGTGCGTTATTCAGGGGCTTTACACAGGCTTACAAGTCTGTCCAGTTGAATCTAACATCCCCTTCTGGTTTGTTGGATTCCGGCACAAAGATTGATGATGTCGGCTACACCTCTCCGGTGTACGACCTCATCGCATCAGCGTTCACTCGATACAAGTTAAAGAAGGTGGTGTTTCATTATGAACCACAATCATCTGCAACTTCGACTGAGCGTCTTGTCTTTGCCTTCGCTCCTGACCCTTTGCATCCCATTCTTTGGAATGCTTCTACACCAGACCTTGACGATTTACTCGCTCTGTCTGATTCGATTGCCTTCGCTCCTTGGCGAGGTTGGTCCATGGACGTGTCTGACAAGTTGGATGATACTTTAATGTATACATTCAGTCAACCGTCCACTGCCATTTCCGCCTTCGACGAAAGATTTAGTGACTTTGGAGTAATATCTTGTATCACTTCATCTGGCTCTACTGGTTCGACTAATACCTGTGGGATCCTTTATATGGAACTCATGGTAGAATTGACCCAGTTTTGTCCTATCTCTTCATCTGCCGTCCCGGCCGCAAAACACTTGCTGCCAAAATTGCAATCGCTAAGCGATAAGTCAACTTATCGCCGTCCTTCGTCTTCTGCTTCATCGTCTCGCGATAATTCCGACAAGGATTGTCCTCAATCCCCGGTTACCGAGACCCCTACTTGTGCTCACAAGAATGTTAGGGACATCACCACAAAAACAGGATTTAATTATCGTGTTTGTGATGATTGTGACTCCATTCTTCACAAGTAACTAATTTCGTCTTTACCCAAGACTTGTATTAGGTACAAATAGTTAGTAATCAGCCTCATTAGGTGCCAAAGGGTTAAATGAGAGAAAACTAGTTGTTGAAATAGTTAAAATTATTTATTGGCATTTATAATTTTGCACTAATATTCGTCGACAGATATAGACGTCTGCCGTTCAACAGCCTTCTAAAACCAATGAAAACGGTAGGATTCGGTGAATCCATATCGGGAAGAATGCCACTGAGGCATATCGTTCCACCCTAAGGGCCCTTATGATCTTCTACCACACGTTTACGTGCTAGATGACGTTCATTTATGAACCGATAGAGATTGGTACCGTTATTGAGTATCAATTTTGGAGAAGGGAGGGGGTAATAACAGCACCTTTACTTGTTCAATTGAACCTCGC